GCATGATGCCGGTCTTGTTCGCGCTGGTGGCGAGGTTGATGGCTTCCAGCGGCGCGTTGTAGCTCTCGACCTGGCCGATCCGACCGCCATAGGTGCGGATGTTGGTGGCAGCCTCGGCGGTGCGCCGGGCCAAGGCCGACTGGTAGTTCGGGTCGCTGGTAGTCGCGTTGTTCCCGCCCGATGGGTCAGTCGGCTGTGGTCCCGGGGGCAGGCTGGGTTGCAAGAGAGCTGCGGCTTGGGCCGCTGACGTGGTCTGCGCCTGATCCAGCGCGGGACCAGTGGTCTGTCCCAGGAGGGTCTGGGCGGCTGTGTCGCCGGTATCACGCAGCTTGGCCGCCTGGACGTTCTCGGTGTCGAGGGTGCTCTGGTAACCCTTGAGCGCGCTCATCTGCGCGTCGCGCATCTGCTGCGCTGCCGCGGTCTGGTCTTGCAGGGTCTGCTGCATCGCCGCGGCTTGACCCGCGGTCTGCGCCTGGCCCGCACGCAGGCGCTCGGTGAAGCCCTGTTGCTGCGCCTGCATCGTGGCGCGGTTCTGCGCCGCGATGGCACGCGCCTGCGCAGACTGCGCCTGCGATGACATGACAGTGCCGGCAACCGTGGCCAGCGCCCCGACGCCTGCGGCAATCCCGGCTGAGATCGGTTCACACATGGGTCTGCCTCATCGCGTGCTGCTCGCGCTTGGGTTGGTCCCGGTCACACCGTAGGCTCGGTTGAACGCGCCCTGGACCTGCGCCGCCTGCGATCCGCTCAGGAAGCTGCCGGCGCCGCCCAGGACGCCCGAGAAGATGTTCGCCAGCGGACTGACACTGGGCACGCCCGACGTGCTGGCCACCACGTCGCCAGCGTTGGCGGTGATACCCGAGATCGCTGATCTCTGGGTGTTCAGTGCCGCGTTCACGTCCTGCTCGGTGCTGCCCGCTATGGGGGAGCCGATGCTCTCGGACGCGGTGACCTGGCCCAGCAGGTTCTGCTTGGCGCCGGCGACGTTGGAGCGTAGCGCGTTGGCCTGTTCCTGCGCGTTCTGTGTCTGCACGGCGGCAGCACGCCCGGCGGTCTCCTGGATCAGGCCCGTCTGATTGACCCCAGCCTGGCTGTTCGAGATGCCCTGACGGGCGAGGCTGAAGGCCAGGTCCTTCTGCGCCTGGTTCTGCTGATAGGTGATGTCGTCCTGCGCCTTGGCCATGTAGTCCTTGGCGTACTGATTGAAGTAATCCGGCGAGAACTTGGCGAACGCCTGGTTGATCTGGTCGGTGCCCGTGCTGAGCGCCTGCGCCCGCCCGGTATCGTATTCGCTCTGCCGCGCGGCCTGGTCCTGGGCCTGTTGCTGTTGCTGATCGTACTGCGCCTTCTGGGCGTCAGCCATCTGCTGATTGAACTCTTGCTGCTGCTGCGCGATGTCCTGCTGCGCCTTGATCTGCTTGTCGCTCAGATCCTGGCTCGCCATCGTCTGATACTGCGTCACGGTCTGTGCCCCGCGCGCAGCGTATTCCCCGGGAACGCCAACCTCAGTGTAGTAGTACTGGGCTTGTCCCGTCTGAGGGTCCACATAAGGCGTCATCCCGTATTGCGGGCCGCTGCTGGCGTGGCCGCCGCCGATGCACATGATCGTCGCTCCTGGTCAGGTCCCAGACGTAGAGAAGGAAGTCCTCGCGGTTGCGGCCGTAGCCCTGCAACAGCGTCTCGATCTTGCCACCCAGCATCTCGATCCAGCGCCGGCTGTCGGTGTTGGCGGCCAGGACATAAGCTTCGCCGCGGTGATAGTTCGCGTGCTGCAGCGCCGGGATGATAAAGTCGCGGGACCAGTGCGTGATCGGACGTAAGGCGAGGCGCCACTTGTCGGTGCCGAACGCGCCGCAGATCACTACGCCGGGGCGCATCGGGATCACGCCGTTGACTGCGACCGGCTCGCCGTCCCAGGTCCAGACCCGCCACATCGCGCCGGCGACATGCAGGATGTCGCGGATCAGCGCGTCCTCGTCATCGTCCCAGCGCAGCGCGAAGATCTCGCGCCGGTCCCGCTCGCGCATGTTGCGCACGATGTGGGTCAGGCCCTCAAGCGTCACCTCGTGTGCATTGACGACACCCATTATTTGACGACCCCTGCCTGCAGATTGAAATGCAGCGCCGACATCACGGCCGGTCCGGGGGCCTGATGCTCCATGTGAATGCCCAGATGCGTGCCGTAACCGGCAAAGGGGATGCTCATCAAGCCATAGGTGTTGTTCGTGATATTGGCGGCCAGCTCGAACGCCTCGGTGTTGTTGGGCAACATGCCGATGTTTATGGACCACGCGCCTTGGCACATCACGTCGAAACTCTTGATGCGCTTGTTCTCGGTCGGGCTGTCGGCACTCATATGCGGCGTGCGGACAATAACCTTGGTGCTGTCGTATTCGTTATGAGTAAGCCCGCCATAGAGATAGATGTTGCCATTGCTGTCGTTCACGAACATCTGGTTGCCGACCAGCGCGAAGTTCTTCACCAGAAAGCCGGTATTGAAGGTCGACCACGCCGTGATGCTGCCGGCGGGGAAGTACGACAGCACGTAGATCGTGTTGACATAAGACAGCCAGTAGCGCCCCTGGATCGGCTGCACCACGGCGTCACACCAGCCGGTATATCCCGGGTTCAAACGAAGCGCCTCGATCAGCAGAGGATCGATCGCCGATCCAACGTCCGACACGCTGGCAGCCAGGTTGACGTAGAGCGCCTTCAGGCTGCGCACGCCGCTATCGGACAGGAACAGGACATCACCGGTGCCGAATTGCACCATCGAGCGAGGTGCGGCGCAGCCGATCCGCAACAGCTGGCTCAGCGTGTCCTTGGTCGGATCGGGATCGAGGCTCCACAGCTGGGTCTGCAGACGGGCACTGATCGCCAGCTGCGCGTAATAGATTTCCATGCTGACCAGAGCTTCAGCGTCCGGGTCGTTGAGGGCCAGGTTGATGAAGCCGGCGCCTGGTTCCGTGACGGAGGCCGGGTCATTCTGCGCCGGGTTGTTCACCCCGGAGAAGCGCAGATAATCCCCGTCGATCCGATACATCTTGGACTTCCAGGTGCGCGCGTAGCTACCGCTGCTCAAGCTACCGTCCGCTTCATACACCAGCACGTCGTTGTACCAGCAATACCAGCGCGTTGAACTGACGCCGCAGACGTAGAACGACGTGCCGTACGCTTCGATGTCCGCGATCCAGGTGACTGTGTCCCCTCCTGGCGGTGCCTCCAGAGTGTGCGGCACGATCGGCACCGGCGTTATCCCAGGCGGGATGGGTGCAGCGCCACCAACGCAGAACGCGTGCAGATTGCCACCCTGGCCGATCAGATAAATCCAGCCCGCCGGCATCGTCGTCATCAGCACGAAAGCGAGGCGCTTCTCGATCTCGCCGCCCTGGTTGATCACCGCGTTCTCCAGGATACGCAGTGATCCACCGGGCGCGGTGAGCGGGGTCTTGCGCACGTCAAGACCCTCTTTGAAGTCAGTGACCGAGAAGACCTTGCTATCAGGCATCAGTGCTGCACTGACCCAGGTCCGCTTCCGTACCCCGGGGGCACGTAGTCAAGTCCCAGGACCGGCTGGTGCCCGGGCCGCGACTGCGCGTCGCCACCGCCGCCCCCGATCGCCATGGGGCGGACCTGCTTGTGGCTGAACTGCCGCACCCGATGCCGCCGCATCGCCTCGTTGGCCTTCTGCAGCTTGAGCGCGGCATCCTTGGCGGCGTCCCGCTGCAGGATCTCGACCGCGCTGAACAGCACGATCAGATTGTCGGGCAGGGTCGCCTCGTCGCTGTCGTTGATCATCTTGAAGACGGTCTTGGTCCCGCGCACCCGGATGATGGCGTTGGCGCTGGCTGCGCTGGCGTCGGGGACCGGCCACAGCTCCATCGTGTTGTCGTCCGCGTGGTGCATCCACTTGCGGGTAGGCCAGGACTTGAAGCCGTTGTCCGAGTTCCACAGCACCATCTCGTACGGACCGATGCCGTAGGCCAGCTCGTTGTAGACCGTGTTGATCAGCACCCAGATGTGGGTGATGTCATCGAACGCCAGGTCAGTCGGGTAGGGGTAGTATCGCTGGCCGTCCGCGAGCTGGATGTCACGATCGATGATCAGCTGCGGCCAGTCGTAGTCCTGGTACAGCTGCAACTGCGTGCGGTTAAGGTAGTAGAGCAGCGTGTCGCGGTCGTTGATGCCGTGCGCGACATTGGTCGAGTGACCGATCTCAGCGCGGAGATCGGTCAGCATGTCGCGCAGCTGCTTGCCCATCAGGGACGGCTCCGATGCCCAGCGAAGAACGCCGGCGAATGACTGCTGCCGGCGTTCACGTCAGGCAGCGTCGCTGGAGCGCGTGCCGCGCCGGCGCGACGGGACGAGCCGCGGCCAAGTGTGTCGCGCACGATGTGTGGCTGGTCCCCGGGACGAGGCATCATCTGATCAGGAAGCTCAGGACCATCAGGACCAGCGCCAGCGTCAGGATCGGCCAGTCCCATGTCATCGGCGTCGTCCTGTGCATGCGCCGCGATCTCGTCCGGCGTCGGCTCGTCCTCCGAGGGCAGGTCGGGCGGATCAAGCACCGGCATGTCCGGCGTTATCGTGAACTGATCGAGCGGCTTCAGCCTTGGATCGGGATTGTCCGGCCGGGTCGGCCGCGGCTTGTAGACCGGCAGTGTGCAACGCGGGAGCGAAGCGTCCGATAAGGGCAACCGCGGACGGTTCCCCGGGAACACCGCCTGCACCGCCTCCGGTGCGTAGGTCTGGTTCAGCCGGGCCAGCACCTCGTCGTTGGTGGTCTCCCAGGTACCGACCACGGCGATGTCGGTGATGGCTTCCTCGCCATGCAGGTACTGCAGGATCGGCAGCTCGGGGAACACGATTGGCCGGGCACGGTGGCGATAGACCGTGGTGCCGCTGTCGCCGCCCAGAGCGACCATACAGCGCAACAGATGGAACGCGGGCATGGCTATCGCCCCCTCGCGGACTTGCGGTTGGGCAGCTTGGCCTGACTTTTGCCCTTGTCGGCCGCGACGAACTCACGCGCGACCTTTTTCGGCACGCTAGAGCCTTTGATGCTGCCGGACGCAACGCCGTGCATCAGGCGGGACTGAGCTTTGGAGACTGACGGCATAGGCTTCTCTCCTGTGTTTCACATGAAACGAAGCAGCGCCGGCGCGGGTTGGCAGGCCGCCGGCGCTGCCCCTCGGGCGCTACGCGATAGCCACCACGAGCGCCGAGTTCACCTGTTGCGCCACCATTTGCCCTGTATGGGTCATCGACTTGTACATGACGAACTGGTTGTACGGCCGGCTGGGCGTGAACTTGTGGTCCCACTCACCGTCCTGTTTCATCAGATAGATGTGCCGCGGGTCGAACCAGTAGGCGAACTTCGACCGGCCGAGATCATCGAGCGTTGGGTCGTACTCAATGGTGCAATTCATAAACTTCAGGCTGCCCATACTGCCGTCCTGAGGGCCGGTGAAACCGGTCATCGAGTAGTTACCGTTGGCGCGCAGCTCGATCTCCATCGCATTGATGAAGGCGCTGCCGGCGAGGAACTTCGACGGCCGGCCACCGTAGCGGATCAACTGGCGATACTCGTTCTGCAGGAATTGCAGGAGAGCGCCACCCGCCGTGGTCGCCGAAGTGATCGCGGCGCGGCCACCGGCGGTACCATAAGCCGGCGTGGCACTGCGGTTCTGCCACCAGGTGTTGGTGCGTGCCAGGCCGCCCAGCGAGCCAGTGTTCGGCACGTCGACGATGATCGCCTGCATGCCCGCGAGGGCCTTAGCGTCACCCGTGCCGTCGCCCCACATGAGGCTGTTCATGGACCGGGCATACTGCTCGCCAAAGTCCTCCAGCTTGTCCTGCAAGAGGTTCACCAGGACCGTGACATCGCGATCCGAGTGATTGGACAGGCTGCTGCCGTCACCGGCGTCATCGGTGACGCTGATGCCGTCGATCTTGAGTTCCGTGTGGGTCAGCGTGAGGCCCATGTGATGCTCACGCCACGGGTAGTTCACCCGCTTGATATTCGCCGGGGTGTAGAAATTGACCGTGTCATTGTGGGTATAGCCAACGACGTGGTCGTTGGTCCCGCCAGCGCCGTAATCACCCTTCACCGCGAGGCTGATATTGCCCTTGCCACCGGGGAAGGACTTGGCACCGGCTTCCATCATGCGAAGCAGCGGCTTGGCCTGGATACTCTGTTTGAAGGTATCTCCCTTGTTGTAGTAGAAGTCGAGTGCAGCGTTAGCGATATTCGTGAGTTCTCCTGCCGTGAAGGCCATTTTGCTTTACCATGTCAGGAGGCACGCCGCATATTGCTGAGCGCCATCACCACCGCCTCTTTCAAGTTGCGTGGATCGGCGCTTTGCGTGCCGGTTGCGACATGGATGCTGGACGGAGCAGGCCGTGTCGGCCGAGGCGCGGGACGCGTCTGGGCAAACATGGATCGGACTTCGTCATACGCCGCCTGCACCAGCGCCACCGCCTCCTGATCGTTGCGTGGCGAGCCACGCTCCTGCAGGAGACCCTGCGCATAGCGACGCACAGCACCCTCGATCTGGGCATAGTCGGGATCGCGTCGCCGGATGTCCTGTTCCCAGGTGTCCACGGTGCTGCGGATACGCTCCACATGCTGGACCTGCTGAGAGGTGGTCGCCGCCCGATTTACGTCCTGCAGCTTGGCCTCGGCCTGCGCGGCGCGGTGCCGCGTACGGGTGAGTTCCCTGGCTGCGTTCTCGTCGATCACCCCCTCGTCGACCTGCTTCTGAATGTCGGGGGCGATGCGCAGTCCCAGTGCCTCCTGGGCCGCCATCACGTAGGGGATGACGCCGTTCAGGAAGCCCTGGTAGTCGCCGCGGCGTAACGAAGCGCCGACCCCCAGCAGCATGTTGACATCGTCGGGCGCCAACTGGTGCTGCTGCAGATAGCCCTGGAGCTGCCGGTGCTGGGTCAGCTCCGGCTGGATCGCTTCATGGGCCTGACGGGCCTCATTGCGTTGCGCGATGAGACGTTCAATGCGCCGGCGGGTTTCCGGCCGGAGCTTCTTTAGATCAGCTTCGGTCGGATCTGCGTCGGGTTCGGGCTTGGCGGGTTCCGGCGGGGATTGGTCCCCGGACTGTCCCTGAGCCGCTGCCTGGTCCCCGGGAGACTTATCCCCACCTTCGGCATCCGCGTCAGTCTTTGCTGAGGGGACGGCTGAAGGCTCGGACGTAGTCTCCACAACCTTGCGGACTGCGGCAAGCAATCCATCGCGGTCGGACTGGCGGCTGTCGCCTGACGAAGGCGCAGTACTGTCGGTGCCTGACGAGGGCGGGGTGCTGTCAGCCGGCGCGTCCGATGGCGCGGGCGCGCTGGGCGTATCGACGGCGCTGGACGAGGGCGCGTCTGAAGGGGCTGGGCCGTCCGTTGTGGTCGTGGTCTCTGACAAGGCTTGCCGATCCTATGGACCAGCAACGGGTTATGCGCCTGTGTTGTGTTTGTGTCTAGTGCATGACACACAAGCCACGGACGAGACGAACTATGACGAAGACCTTATCTGTCAGATGATGGAACGATATTGGTGATTATGGTGCCTTTCGGCGACATTCCTCGACTAGCATCGGCCAGTATTCCGCGATCTCATCTTCCGCTGCGCCAAGGGCCGCGCTGGCGTCAGGGTCCTTCTCGGCATACTCGATCAGCTTCTCCTCTGGGGCGTATTCACAGTAACGAAACCAGAACCGACGGAATGCCGCCTTAGTCAGTATGACTGGAGGATCGTCGCTCATAATCCTTTGAAACTCCCTTTGGCGGCTCTGGACAGTCAGGACATGCCGTCCAACTGCCGATCTCTCGGCCACACGACCGGCATTTCTGCACGACTGGCTGGACACCTTCATAGCGGAAATCGCAGGGGCAGCCGGGCGGCACGGCGATGCGGTCGATCGGGTGTAAGTCCATGAAATCCCTCAAAGGCACCATAAGTCGTGCTATCGTCACTTGCCACAGGTTTCGACCAGCTTGATCAGCACGCGCTCACGCGCATCCAACTGGCTATCCATGTGCCAGATGAAGCCACCGACCAGAAG